CTACGAGTCCTTGTCTGACTAGCTGTCGATTCATGCATAGCCATCAAAGGTTCCGAGCCTTGTTCCGTTTTCTTCCTTACTGCCATAATTTAATATAATTTTACACTTAACCAAACATTTTGGGAGTAAACGTATAGTTAATTTCCTCTTGTTTGGTATTTTTAATATCATTATAGGCCTTAATTGCCCAATTACCTAACATTAGTGTGGTGTAATTATCTTTTCTAGCTCGGTTGACAGAACTACTGCGACGTAAGTGTTGAGGTAAATCAAAAGTTTGTGCTCCTTTAGCTGTGGTCTTGACTTCAACTAAAGCACACTGCTTTTTAGTTTGATGAATCATATCATCTTGGAACTCTATAAATTCGCCTTTTGTATCGTGAGGGGTAAGTTTGAGAGGGACTGCCTGATTAGTAGCTTTATCGAAAAAACTTCCACAAGCAGCAGTTCTAGATCCGAACCAAATACGACGATGGTCAATAGAAGCCTGTAGGTATTCGTTAGCTTCTCTTAAGAAAGTAGTAGAAAATAACTGTTTAAAGCAGATAGCACCTTCTTTTTTGTTATACTGACCCTTAGCCTTGAGTAACATATTTTGATAATCGACTCCTGATTTATCACTATTATAATCGAAAAACTTAAGATTAATTTTTGAGTTAGTAAATAATTCAGACTCGTTAGCGCTATCAATAAATTGGTACCCGGCATTATCAATGATAATTAAACTTAAATCAAAACTTGTCACTATATAATAAAGGTATTTTATATGATCTTTGAGATTCCCCCCAGCTACAGCATAAGAGTGAACTAACGTAGAGTTATTAGAAGCGTCTGGGTCGATTTCTAAAACGGACATGGCGAAATAATCGGAGCTAGGGCTATTACTAAAACTTGGGTCAATTGCTAGGATATACTGTTGGTCTTTAGCGCCCTTTAAAAGTGTGTTAGGTTTTTCGCCGTCTGGAATAGTACAATCGTACATTTTCTTTGCACTAAAATAACTATCACTTCCATCAGTAAACTGAGCGCAATACTCTCGTAAAAAAGAAGAGTTTGAAGAACCTCCTGATCGAGCTTCTTCTATAACTGTAGTATCAATCATATCGGGAGGGATGGAATCAAAGCCCATTTGAGATATGAAATAATTTGATTGTAAAATATCATCAGAATAAATATTCCCCATCCATTCTTTATAGGTTTTATATAAATTCTCAAAGCTGAAACTCGCTGAGGATAAAGCTATCATTTTAGAATTATTCCTAAACACTATTCTATGCTTTTCCTCCATATCTCCTTTTGCTATGAGTTCATCCTCCATTTCTCTTATTTTAATTCTTTCTGCCATATCTTGAGGAGCTACCAGAAACGGCATGAGAACACTTTTGATTGTTTCTTCAGGTAATAATAGGAACTCGTCCAGTACCAAAATGTTAGCACGAAATCCTCGAATTTTTTCACCACTTAAAGGAATAGCAGTAATAGTACCTTCATTGATTTTCCACTCAAACTGATCATTACGTTTGGATTTAACGCCGAAAGCATGAGCTAACATTTGAGCCTCTTTAGACTCAACAATCTTTTCTATGTTATTAAAAATAAATCGAGCTGTACGGAAAGTAGGACCAGCAATTAATATTTTTGTCCTAGGTTCAAAAACACATTGTAAAAAACAATAAACCGCCGCTATAAAACTTTTACCACAACCACGCCCCCAAACGCACATATTAAAGTTACGATTAAAAAATGCTTTTAATGTAATCTCTTGAAAAGGAGCTAATTTAATACCTGACAAAAGTTCTGTCGTAAAACCTAAATTTTGACGAAGAAATTTAGCTAAAGTTATTTTAGCTTGTCTATCTGTTATTTCTCCTTCTATTTTTCTATACTCTTCGTTTAGGTTAGGTAAAGAGGTTTTATATTTTTCTGGACAATACCACATTATAATAATTTTAAGTCGTAAGCTAGCTGAAGATCAAATTTATCTTTTAAAACATCTGATAATAAAAGTTTTTTAACTATCCTCACGCATTCTTGTCTTCCGTCTACGAAAAGAAATTGTATGTGGGGGTATTGCTGTATTAAGTCCCTGACATTATGAAAAATAAAATCAGGAGTAACTCTAGTATTTTTTTTATATACATGAGCTAATTTATTGAAAGCAAGACACTCTTCTATTTTTCTTTCAATTAAAATAACCATATAAGCGTCTTCTTCCGCAGCTTTAGATATTTCGTTTTTAAACCTTCCTAGACCGGAACTAAGAGTACCAATTAAATCAGGTACAGATTTTCTTTCTATGTAAGTATTATGGGTCTTAGCTTTATCATTTAAACAGTAGTCCCCAAATTTCAAACCTTTTACCTCTGTAGGGAAATCTAAAATTCTCAAAGGCTTCTGTTCTCGTGAGTCGATATATATTAAATGATCTTCGTTAAATTTTTCTTTGAAAACCATTTTTTTTGGAAGATCTGACAATTTATTTTTAAACCCTAAAGATTCACAAAGTTTATAATAATTATCAAAAATAACTTCATAAAAAGGAATAGGGGGAAAGGGTAAGGTTCTCAGTTCAACTTGTGTCGGGGAATACTCTATATTTTTTTCGAGCTTTCTTTTTACAAGTAAATTTTTACAATAATCTCTAGCTTCTTCAATCGGAATCTTTTTGAGCCAACTTTTTAAACTTTTTTTATCATTAAAGTCTGAAGAAAAATACTGATCTTTATTTTTAAACTTGATAAGTTTTTTTGTATGTAAATCATATCTAGGGTAATGATTGTGATAGTAATCTTTTACGGAAATTTTATGAGCCTTCAAATGTAAATGAAGCCCTTTATCTTTTGTAAATTCTTTCTTACATATTTTACACCTAACCATTTAAAACCTCTTCTTCGCTTATACCCATTATCCTAGACTTTATCTCCTCCATAGACCCGAGTCTTTCTATCTCCGAAGAAATATTTTTACGTCTAAGGTCGGCTATCTTAATCATTTTATTGCGAGACTCTTCATCTTTCCAAAGTTCTACCAGATTTAAAATAGAAGCAGATTGCTGCATCTGTTTACTCATCCGTTGGCTTCTTTTTTCTTTTAACTCATTCAGTAGTTTAGTTTGCCTGTTTACACATTGATTATATTCAGTTTGTGCAGTATTGATTGCTTCAACCAAACTCATTGCCATCCTGCGGCCTTCCGTATCTTCAGCGTTTTGATCTAATAGAGTTTGCAGTCTTTCAACTCTTCGTTGGATATTCGAAGCTATTACCACCTCTGCTGATAAAACAATATACTGATCCACCTCTTCTTGAGTAAGGTCATCTTTGTCCCATGTATATCTTACAAAACTACTCTCGAATAATTCCCTATCAGTTTCTATAGAATATGTACCAATTTGATGTAAGAATCGATACGTATGCATGTACCCGATTAGTGTGGAAAGATTTCTTTTATGTTTAGAAGTAACTTTATTTTTATCTATACCGTTATGAACATACTTATTAACTCTTACTAATGCTCTTGCTTCAGATTTGGGGGGAGCATATCCTCCTTCCGGGGTCTCTTCAGGTGTAACGTCAGAGTACTTTACCTTATTGTCTATATTGTTTAAGTACTCTAAAAGAATTTTATATCTAAGATCGAGTGCAGATATTTTAGGTTCTTCAAATATAACTCGAGCTATTTCCATAGCCCTCATAGACCCACAATTATTATATATATACTCTTTTTGATCTTCGGTTAATTCAGTTTTTTCTTTTGGGTAATGCTTACTTGTAACTTTAGCTTCTAGACCCTTGTTTAATAAAAATTTTTTAACAGCTCTTCCTTCTTTAGATCTCCCGTCTTGTTTATCTTTTGGTAAATCGGGAAAGATAGATTTCATAATCTCATTTATATAAAGATTCTTATCTTCTCCGCTGTTCCATAATTTTAGGATAGCTAGTTCTTGGTCTGGACTAAGGGTAAACGTTTTAGCGCTCATAGTATTTCTATATCGCCATCATTTAACATTTTTTTGACTTTATTAATAATAGCTTTTTTTACATTTTTAATTTGTTTATACCCGGGGACACGGTTTTTTTCATTTGTTTTATACCCCATCAATGTTGCAGCATCTTCTTCAGACATATGATCAATATACAGAGCTTTGTATATTTTCCATTCAGCTGGTTTTAGACTTTCCCTCATCTTTGCGTTAACTTTTTCCATAACTCTTATAATATCAATATTGCTGTATTCGGCAGCGTTTAACTCATAGGTATGATCGTTTATCGAGACGGGGAGTTTAGCGTTATAAGCTTGTTTTTTTGTCTTGCTCCAGTTAGCAAAAAGAGGGCAGGCTTCACTTTGTTTACCGTATATGTAACATAAGTCTCCAGCTTCTGCTGCAGCACATTTCAGACAGGGTCTACAGTAATTACCATAATTGTTACGGATTAAGTTTTTAATCTGATTAGAAATTATTCTATTAATCCACGGATTTAACGGTTTGTTAATGTCATATAAATGCCATTTGTTAAATATATGGATCCTAAGAATTTGAGAAACGTCATCAAAGTCCATCCATGAGAGAGCTGTTAGGTTCCACTTGGATCTTCTTTTCTTTATTTCCTTATCTATTTGTTCAATATGATCTTCAAATTTTAATTTAGGTTTTCGCATCAGATTTGCGTGAACTTCCAGCATCCCTCATAAAGTCCTGTTCAAAAGTTTCCAAAGAGTAACTAGAATCTACTTCTCTTCGAAACCCTTCTTCGTCACTCTCCGTATTAGATCCCATAATATCCCCTATCTTACTTACATTTTTAAATCTAGACGCTTCGATACTAACTTGTAGTTTATCAATATCCGGAATTGAAAATTCTTCTTCTTCCTCTATTTCAATTTGAGGCTCAACAGTTCTAGCTCGGGGTTTAAAAATTTTTTTAACCGGCGCTGACGCAGTCAAAGAAAAAGATTTACCACAAGAAGCACAAAATTTGGGCTTACTTAAAGAATACTCTGTTGCTGAACCGCAATCTGGACAATACGCTTTCATAAAAAAAGTTACACTATATATATTATTAATTCCTGCTAGTTTTTCAAAAAAAGTGTACTCTATTTTATATATGCGAGATTCCCGCTTTACTAATTCGGACGGTATTGAATATGAACTAATATGGAAAAAACCTCATTATAAATATAAAGCTGATGGATTATGCAGTGATCCAGAATCTGAAAAACCGACTATTGAAATAGATCCGACCCTAAAAGACAGAAGAAAAATGAGTGTCCTCGTCGAAGAGGTCACTCATGCTTTCTTTTGGGATATCCCTGAATATAAAGTTAGAAAATTCTCTGCTCTTGTAGCGAGACTTATAAAACAAAATATTAGTGATTCTCAATAGTATTTATTTTTTGTACAATAAATTTTGTTATAGCAGATCTGACAATATCACTTTCGTCAAATTCAAAGGTGTGGATTCCCATATCTCGACTTTCTTCATTATCGAAAGCTGAAAATATTTTCTCAAACCCTCCCCTATTACCGTTCTTCAAGTCTGTTTGCATAGGGTCAGCCATTATAAAAGCTCTAGAATATCTGCCAATTCGAGTTAGGACTGTTACAATTTCTCTAAAAGAACTGTTTTGAGCTTCATCTAAAAGAATAGCTTTTCCATTCCAACTCATACCCCTAGCAAAATTTACGGGATGTATTGACACTCTCTGGTCTCTTTGTAGTTTTTTTACAGTGTCTTCATTTAAAAGCTCGTCTAACTTATCCATAAAAGGCAAATTATAATAATGCAACTTCTCATCGGCATCCCCGGGAAGAAAACCTAACCTAGAATCCGAGCTTTCTACTGCAGAACGCATATATATCACATCAGAGATTTTAGAGTCGTTAAGAAGGTTAAGAGCAGCATAAACTGCTATTAAGGTTTTAGAACTCCCAGCAGGCCCTTTACACAGCATTAGTCTTGTAGATTTATTTAATGATATTTCTATAAAGCGTTTTTGCTTTTCTGTCCATGGTAATTCTTCTATATAAAAGTTTTCCCTTGGCTTAATTGTATCCCTTTGGTGAATTTTCACCTTTCCGTCGGTAACTTCAAGGGACTCAAAGTCCCCTGTGTGTTTAACTCTTGACATCACTAATATGATACACACTTTTAGTGTAATATTAAAATGAAAAGTTATGGGGGAGATCAAAAATACAATTACTAATTTAGCTAATGCAAGTGAAAACTTCACTAAGTTATCTCCAGAATCTATAGATAAAGGACAGATAGGAGTGGTCTTAGAAAGTTTACTTGGAGAATATGGATGGATTCTTTTAATAGCTATTTGCACTATTATAGCGAAGGATATGATTATAAATTTTGCTCAAGGTTTACTTGTGTTTATGGGAAATGATTTTAATAATGATGATATTATTTATATATCAGGTCGTCAAGCTCGTATAGTTCGAGTAGGAATTCGCAATACAGTTTTTTACATGTCAGATCGACGTAGTAAGATGTTAGTACCTAACGAGCAGTTAAAACACCTTACTATTGAGAAAGCCCTCCCTAAGAACGGAGGACAACCTTATTTACCCAAAGCTAGCGATCCCGGCTTTGTTGGATGGGAAGAAGTTCCACTACCTCCTGCTCCAACTCAAATAGAGGTAATAGAAAAAGCAGATAAATTAAAAAGACCCAGAAAATAAAAAAAATACCCCGACCTATCTTAAAACCGTGTAATTAGGTTTAAGAAACATGAAAATTGTAGACTTTTCAGAAAAGATTATTAAATGGCGCGAAGAACAAGAAGCTGCTATGAGTAAGAAGCAGTATGAAAAAATTGACACTAAAGAGCTTAAACGTGATAACCAAAAAGAAAAAGAAAAGCATGAAAAAGATGCTTTAAAAGACGACGATAGTAAAATTAAAAAACTCAAAAAGGGTAAACCTTCCGAGAAAAAAAGCGTCGAAATCGTTGATATCAAAAAAGATAAAAAATACGACAAGGAAAATCTTAAGCAGATGAAAAGCGCTGTCTTAAGCTCAAAAGAAAAAAATAATCTTCCTGATTCTAATTTTGCATATATTGAGCCCGGAGGAGAAAAAGACGATGAAGGTAAGACAGTCCCCCGTTCATTAAGACATCTCCCAATTAACGATGCTGCTCATGTACGCAATGCCCTAGCGCGTTTGGACCAAACTGACATTAGTGAAGAAGCCAAAAAAACAGCCCTGAAAAAAATTAAAGCTGCGGCCAAAAAGTTCGGAATAAAAGTCAGCGAAGCTTCTGCTTCAGTGGACTATTCGGACTTGTACTAAAAATTAAAGCATGCAAAAATAAAAACCCCCGTGAATTCGGGGGTTTTTTATTGTATTTGTAAAGGTCAGGCTGAACGATACTCTTTTGACGATAGTTTGTTATCTTTCTCTTTCTTCGACTCTTCTTCTTTTGAATAGTGGTTATAAAAAAAGTATGGAGTATTTCCGTAAGACCTGTCTATATCTTCCGAACATAAAGGTTCATTAAACATTTTAATTTTAGGAGGGGTATCCTTAGGGTAGGGGACTATAAAATCAGCATTGTGCCACCGTAAAAGGTTATTAGGGGGTATAGCATAATTACCATCATCCAATTCTATAAAATGAAAACACTTCGAGTCTTGATCATTAGCGTACCCAATGTTAAGTTCATTTAAATCTCCTTCGTAATCGTCAATAGTAAATATATATTTACCTGAACGCCACACATTATCACGACAATGGATGTCTACTCGTTTATTCTGTAAGAACCCAAATGTCGTTACTGCGATATTGTTGTCTTGACAATCCCATGTTTGCAACAAAGATAAACGTTTTTCTTCATCTTCACTTAGGATATCGTAGTCTTCCTTATGACAAAACGCTGATATAGGAATCTGCCAAAAAATTGCACCAAGACAAGATTGAAAGTGAAAGTGCATTGGTCTATTAATCATAGATTTTGCTCCAAATATATAACCTTCCGTCAACCCTTTATCTTCGGGGCTGAATATATATTTATTTCTTATGAAGCATTGAATATACGGGGTGTTTGCATTTAATTGAGCCATGTAAATAATTAACTAAAATTACACAAAAAAATCTTTCTTCCTTTTAAAAATGTGTAAACTATTGCAAGAATGGGAGAGAACAAAAAAATTAGTTTCACGGACCTAGATGCATTTTTAAAATTTGCACCAATTATAGGTATAGGGGTTCTTGCTTACTTACAAACTTTATTTCCAAGCAAAATTGAATTCGAAAAATTAGAAGACCATTTAATACAAATGGATAAAAAAATTACTGAAATTACTGTACTTCAAAAATCCACAGCGGATAATACAGCAAACCTAAGAAGTCTTGACGGTAGATTAAGGCAAATAGAAATAGAGTTAGCTAAACACCAATCTGACAACCTTAAGTAAAAAATTATGAAATTCAACCAACAAATACTTCTAAAGCATGAATACGGAATCACCGCGCAATGGATCAGTGATGATTTTAGTTGGACCGCAGTTGCAACTTATCAGCAAAACGAAAGTAAAAAATGGTCCTTGGTCAACTGTAATGGTCCTTGGACTGGGTTAGGTCCAGAAGGTAAGAGCTTAACTGTCATGCCCGGCTATGAAGATGAAAGAAGTTCTATATCTTCCGAAGCTACTATGTTATTATCAGCATTTAATGCTTATATCGGCGGCAAGAAAATAGTAGAAATTACATGGAATGCTCCTGTTCATGGCCTAATGGAAGACCCTGAGATGTTCGTTAACGATAAAGAAGCCGAGGCAGAGGGTCGGATACAGTAATAAATAGTACCTCAATAATAATATACCAAAAAAAATCGCAGCCCCGATTAAAGGGCTGCGACTGAGGAACTAATTTATACTTTCGTTAGGAAGTCGATCCGACACCAACATTGCCGCTTGAACCAACGTTACCTACTGTTGGTTTAGAAGCTCTACGTTTAGGGCTTGCTGTAGGAGCAGCAGGCGTAGGAGCAGTTACTCCCATACCCACGTTACCTGAAGAACCTCCAGAACCCCCAGCAGGGGCTCCTACGTTACCGGAGGTGCTGGAACCAACACCTACGTTACCATCTTCTTTAAGACCCATACGGCGTCTCCAATAGTTAATATCTCTTCCTCCTGTTTTATCTGTATTACTCATAATTTTATTTTCTTTTTTTAGTCTGGGTATACCTGACCAGTTACTACGGCACCTGAAAAAGCAGGTACACAATTAAGAGCCCATGTTTGAGCGCCGTTACGAATATCAGAGCTGCTAGACATCCATCCAGAAACACTGTTTTCTGTCCAGCTCCATCCGTCAGGCAAATCAGGACCAACTCGTTTTTGACCTGTTACTTCTCCGCTTACACCTGTTAACATATCATATGAATAGTAATCGGTGCCACTAATCATATTACACGGGTATTGATTCCATCTTTCAATTGGGGGTTTGCCTGCATTGTAGTAATCTACATCATGATAGCCCCAAATGTTGACAACAGCATTTTGATCTTTTTTTTCTGATGCGGCGGTATTAACCTCAACGATACCAAAATCCCAGTAATTTAGTGTTGAGCCAGCGGGTGTTGTAATTGATTTATAAAGTCCCATAATTATTCTCCTATTGTAAGTGCGTCTACTGATCCCGAAAAGAAAGGTACACAATTTTTCAACCAAGTATAAGCGCCGCTTCTAATATCGTCACTTCTCTGCATCCAACCGGATACTCCGTTTTCAGCCCAATCCCAATCTGATGGTAGTGGAGGACCGACGCGTTGTTTACCGGTTATTTCTCCAGAAACCCCGGTGACATCCACATAAGGATAATAATCTCGAGCTCCAGAATAAGGACATGTATACATGTTTCCATCAACCGATGGAGCTCCTTGATCGCGATAAGTTTCATTTGTAAATCCCAAGGTATTAACATTAGCTGCGTATTGAGGGCCTGTTGTTCCTTGAAACCAATTTTCAACACGACTGATCTTCCAATAGTCAGCCTGCTGTCCGTCTTCCTTGGCGTAATTTAAATTAAGTCCCATGTTAAAACATATTACACAAAAAATAGTGTAAAATCTATTTTTTTTAAAATCTTAATTCGAGCTAGGTTTATTTTTACCGTAGTAAGATTTCTTATAGCTTTTTACTTTATTTGGATTATTCTTCTGCCACTCCTTTACCTTATCAGTAATTTTATTTTTATTTCTCTGATAGTAGCTTTTCGCGAGTTTGTCGTCGCATTCCTTGCAGTAGTACTTCAACCCATCTTTAGTACTACCCTGCTTCCTGAAGTCTGATAAAGGAAGGACTTCCTTGCATTTAGTACACATTTTCATATTGAATATATTATGAGCTTCGGTTAAGGGGAATTCAAAAAGATTTTAGAAAAACTACCATCGTTTATCTAAAAGGGGGACCTGATATCCAACATACCAAACTCCTTCGAGTTCCACTTGTTACAGGGGTAACTTCATGTAGCATCCAAGAAGGAAATATGACCGCCATCCCTAAACCTTTAGGAACGACATTAGGTGAATCACTAGTTATAGTTAATAAATCTCCCCCTTCGTACTCCGCTGGATCAGTTAGTTGAATTACAATGCTTAATTTTCTTTTGTAAAAATTTTTACCGTGATCTACGTGAGCGCAATAAAAACCTTTTTCATCTCCATTATATACAGTATACTGTAAACATTCGTACATCCCACATATATCAAAATTATACATATGTTTATTAGCAGCCGAAGCTAACGCGCTTATCTTTTGGAATACCCAAGAATTATCTCTGCCATCTTCTTTTGGCGATATCCAACCAACATTACTTCTTCTTTTTTCGTTACTTTCGCCGCTAAAAGTCGTAGCCCTCTGAGTCTTATCTTCTGCTATTTCTATAAGAAAATCTATCTCTTTTTGTGATAAAAAATTAGGTTGATAATAATAATTTGATAAATCTATAGCTTTTTCTTTTCTTTCTAAATCTTCTCTTATATTTTCCGAATCTACGTAAAGCATATTGAATTTTAATTGGGTTTTTTGAAATTAACTAACTTATTTTTAGGATTGAGTATTTTTGAAAATTATTTATTTGCGATGTCTCGCGTATTTTTGAAAAACTTAGGAAAAAGGGGGAGGGGAGAATGAGATTTACCACCCCCCGGTCACCCCACACCTCAGAGAGATATCTCCTTTTAGAAAAGGGGGGGCTTTGCTAGGTAGGGGGTTGCCCTACCTAGAAGGCCGGAGCCTTAACCGTGATGAACGATTGACTCAATCCGATCCCATCGGAAACGCTTATACTCACCAGTTTCAACGCACTTCCCACCAAAGCCTGCAAACTTTTCTCCGTTGGATAGGTTTTCAAATGGCTCATCAGTTTCGACGACATAGCGAAAAATAGAGTTATCAGTGTTTTCGATGCCGTCATGTTTTGCTGGTTCGTAGTTAATAGTTACTTTAGTCATAATGTTTTTATTGTTATTCTGTTAAACTTTATACATACAAGATACCATACCTACCGATTAAATCAAGCACTTTTTTAAAAAAAGATAAGATAATCTTTTTTAAAATAATGACTCTTTTTTGTTGCGTTAATCTTAAAATATGTTAAATTTATATCATGAAAACAACAAAAGACTTCAACATGTCCCTTTACTACAAGGTCATCACTTCAGCCTCAAGTCACAAGCGTCTCCTTGAGGATGAGCAAAAGAAAGCTCTTTCAGAGGAAAGAAAAGATTACCTGAAAGAAAAGATCTCAGAACAAGATCATATAATACAAACAATGGAGAATAACTCCTCGGTTTTCCTTAACGCATCCGTTGATAACATATAACAGAATACAAACCATGAATACAATCACTAACATAGAAGAGAAACTCACACAGTATGAGCGCATGGAATACAAAGAATGCCTTAAGCATTTTGAACAGTTGCTTATTCAAGCAGATAAAAGCAAAGCAGTTTATCAAATGGTGATGGGGTTAGTATCACAACATGAACGACAATGGATCTCAGGTTGTGAAGTATTAGAGCTGCTATGGGATAGAGTAAAGCTCGACAACATTTGCCCCGATGAAGACCCTTGTCTTCCTCATGTTTCAAATGGTTATAATGTTATCAGTATCCTTTGTGATTTTGAAATGGAAGTTTTCAAGGATTCAATCTTTGACGGTGATACTCCAGATGATTCTTGGAATGAATCAGACTTTTCATTCTATAAGAAGATCCAATGTTATCAGGTGATGGTAAAGAAATAAAAATAAACCTTGACAAGGAGGGCTTCGGCCCTTTCTTTTTGTCCTTGTGTATCCGCGTCATCAGGGGTCCACTTATTATTATAGGGAAACAAAAAACAATAACAAGCTTTTTGTGCACTTTTTTTAAATTAATCTTGGCACGCCAGATGCTTACTGCGATCGCTCTAAGTCCTTGACTTTAAAGGGTTTACGGCTCGGGCCGGGCCCCCTCAGAGCCCTAAAGTGTTTATATTCAACGAGTTATGCATGTCAAGCTTTTAATTTAAAATACTTCAGACAAAAAATAATCATACTTTTTTTCAGAAAACGCTTGCAATGTTTGAAAAAACTGTCATACTATAAGTATGAAAGATAAAGAATTCAAACAATTCCTAGCACGAGCCGCAGCCAAAAAATCCGCAAGAGACAAGGCCTCACGCAAATACTTGGACGGGTTGAGATCTTGGGAGATGGGAAAAAATAATCATTCTTTTTCCTTGTAATACTCCTTGAATCTGATAGATTAGAACCATGGACAAGATCTTAGAAAATATGATTGCTCTCGGTGTCTGGCTTGAAAATACCCTACTAGCTTCGGGTGAAAGATTCGAAGCCCTGTTTGATCATCTCGCAAACAAGATAGATTAAAAATAATCACTCTTTTTCCTTGCAACAACCTCAAAAACTGTTATATTAAAACCATGAACAACATCTTAGAAAACAAACTAACCAACATCATTTCAAACGCAAAATATTCTCTTTTCTACGTGAAAGGTCAAAAGATGATGGAATACTGCATTACTCAAGTTGAAAAACATTCAGATCATATTATCTGTCATAAAGTAGTTGATGGGAATATTGGACCTCTTAGAAGATTCAATACTAACAAAATAATTGACATACTGCGTCAATAATTCAACGGCCCTCCTGAAAAGGAGGGCTTGACAATCCCCTTTAATATGTTACCTTATACTATGAAATCTTTAATATATGCAATTCTCTTACTTCAATCAATCTCGGCATTGGCGTCATCAATTACAGATGAACAAAAAATTGTGGCAATCACGCTACTTGCAGAAGCAAGAGGAGAGGGCGACAATGGAATGGGCGCAGTTTGTGCCGTTATTCAACAACGAGCAATTGAACGAAAGCAAACAGCAAAACAAATCTGTTTAGCGAAATGGCAATTCTCATGTTGGAACGGCAAAAGTTTAAAAGATCTTGAACACTTGCTTGACTTGCCACAGGCAAAGATGGCGATATACTTTGCCAAGAATGTCAACTCAATGAATCGTGCCTTGGTTGGTTACAGCAACCACTATCACGCAACATGGATGAAAAAGAAACCTTATTGGGCAAAAGGCAAAAAACCTGTAAAAGTAATTGGTCAACATGCTTTTTACAAGCTCTAAAAATAATCACTCTTTTTCCTTGCGTTAATCTTTAAAACTGACATAATTAAATCATGAAAGTTAACAAGGATACTGAAACCGGAATCGTCACCTACACCATGCCAAACGGCAAGACTTTTTCCGCAGCATTTAAGAACGCGCCTTATTGTGTCGCCTGTGATGGCGATGAAGTCCC